GTCAAAGCTGGTGCAAAGAAACGCCCAGACGGACAGGCTGCTACCCGTAAAAAAGCGCAACAGCGCTTGCAGAAGACAGGCTCAATCGATGACGCATTGAGCTTGATGTTAAAAAGCTAAGTCTTGAAAGGACGAGAAAATGGCACAGCCGACTAATACATTCGACACATATGATTCCGTGGGAATCCGTGAAGATTTGGCAGATGTAATCTACAATGTAGACCCATCTGAAACACCGTTTTACAGCAAGTCTGCTAAAACAAAAGCCAAGAACACTCTGGTTGAGTGGCAAACACAAGCGTTGCGCGCATCTGCGGTAAACGCTCACATTGAAGGCGACGCAACAGCTGCCGATGCCGTCACGCCAACTGTACGCCTCGGAGCGAGAACACAGATCTTTAAAAACGCTGTGGTGATTTCCGATACCGATGAAGCAGTAGACAATGCTGGCCGCGCCAAAGAAATGGCGTACCAAACATTGCTTATCGCTAAAGAGCAGAAGCTCGACATCGAAAAGGCGTTGTTTGCCAACCAAGGAAACGTAGTAGGCTCCAACGTTGCCGCACGTAAAACTGGTGGTGTACCATCATGGTTGATTACAAATGTAAACTTCCAATCTGGTAACTCTGGTGCAAACCCAACCGGCGACGGCACAGACGCGCGTACAGACGACGGCACTCCAACTGCATTCTCGCAGGCCAAGTTTGACGACGTTATGCAGTCAATCTGGGAAGAAGGCGGCAAGCCAGATACCGTGTATCTGTCAGCCTTCCAGATGAACGTTGCTCTGGGCTTCACTGGTAACAACAACCAGCGCTCAGCGGTACAAGCTGGTGACGAGACTGTGGTCAAGTCGCTTGCAGTCTACGTGACACCGTGGGGTACGGTTCAGTTCATGCCGTCACGCGAAAACCGTAGCCGTGACGTGTTCGTGCTGCAGGACAACATGTGGGAATGCGCAGTATTGCGTCCGACCAAGAACGTTGCCTTGGCCAAAAATGGCGACAACACTACACGTCAGGTGACAACAGAGCTGGCGCTTTGCTCGAAAAACGAGAAAGCCAACGGCGCAATTTACGACAACACAACATCGTAATATAATAAAAGAAGGGGCGATTTGCGCCCCTTCTGCTTAACGAGGGATCGACATGAAAAAAGTTACAGTTGTAGGCCACAAAGTACACACGTCAATCGGCAAGCTGGTCAAAGGCGACAACGCCGAGCTGCCAAACGCAGAGGTTGAAACGCTGATGCGCGTTCGCCCAGACGCACTGATCGTCACTGGCGATGTTGAGCCAGCGCCTGCACCCGCGCCAACGAAACGCGCCAAGAAGAAATAAGACATGGCGAAGATTTCGGAAAAGATCGACTTTGAGCATGACCACATGGTCATCAAGCAGCGTCACGACGTCAGCCAGTCTCTGAGAGACGCGCAGGCAGCGAAAGACGCTGGCATAGGCATGTCAGGCGAAAACCGGCTTGTGGGCTTCGTAGACGGCGCTGTGCTTGGCGCATGGCTCAAGGAAGCCGGTGTGGCTTGGTCTGATACAGAGGCGGCCAAGGAGGTCGTCAAGCGCAAGATGATGTCAGGCGAGTTCGCCAAGATGCGCGTCTGGGAAGGGTCGTACTGATGGACGCTGACTTGCTTTGGACGGCGGCATTGACTGCCGGATTGGGCCTGATCGGCTGGGTATTGAAGAGCGCTGTGGACGAGATGCAGCGCCTCAATATTCTGCTGAACAAGACCCGCGAAGAAATGGCTAAAGATTACGTCACCAAGGCAGACAGCACAGCCGTCATGGCGCAGATCGTGGCGCGCTTTGATCGCATCGAAGAAAAAATAGACCGTTTGATGGAGCGATGAGCCATGATAGACCCCGCCACGGCAATTATGGCAGCGTCCACAGCGTTCAACGCAATACGCAAGGGCTGCCAGATCGGGCGGGATCTGGAGGGCATGGCAGGCGATCTGGGGCGATGGTCTAAAGCGATCAGCGACTTCGACTTTGCAGCGAAGCGCGTAGAAAACCCAAAATGGTATCAGAGCTTCGGCAGCGTAGAGCAGCAGGCGATGGATCTGTTTGTGCAGAAAAAGCAGCGCGAGAATATGCGCGACGAGCTGCGTAAGATGATCTCGGAAACGCTTGGCCCGTCTGCGTGGCAGGAGCTTATCCGCATGGAAAACGAGATCCGGCAAAAGCAGAAGGACGCGATGTATAAGCGGATCGAGCGCAAGGAGACGATCATCGCGTGGGCGGCTGGACTGCTCTTGTTTTTGATCTGCGTTGGCGCGCTGTTTGGGTTTGTCTGGATCGCGGTGCGGCGCTGATGGCAGACGGCGTGTCAGGCATAGGATCGGCACCGTTTAACGTAGGCAGCGACATACACCAGCAAGCGCAGACGCGTGAGCGTATAGAAGCGCATCTGGTGGAGCAGAGGGTAGCCAAGGAGCATAGGGCCAACCACACGCATCTGGACGCGCTCAGGGAGCAGAAGTTGGATCTGGGCAAGGGGTATGATAAGTTCGGCACCAAGACCAATGCTGACAGGCCGCAAGGCACAAACATCAACATAGAGGTGTAAGATGGAAAAGCTTTTGGAATATAAGATCATGCCGCGTCTGATGATGCTGGTGATGACGATCATGTATATACGCGTGATTGAGTGGTTTATGTCCTTGCCGCAGGATGTGGTAAGCACGCAGGCTACAGCGCTCACAGCGACCGTCACGGGCGCTATGACTGGTGCTTTTGCCGTGTGGCTTGGATCTGAGAAATGATTGGCCAGATTATAGGCGCGGTCGGCGGTCTGGCGACAAGCTACCTCGACGGCAAGACGGCAATCCAGAAGGCGAATGCCGAGATCAAGCTAAAGCAGGCCACCGGCGAGATGGATTGGGAGCAGTCAGCCATCGAGGCCAGCAAAGACAGCTGGAAGGATGAGCTGTGGACAATCGTTTTCGTGGCCATATTGTGCATGAATTTTGTGCCGTCCATGCAGGACGTAATGGCAGAGGGTTTCGCCAATCTTGAAACAACGCCGCTCTGGGTGCAGTGGGGCATGTATGCGTCCATCGCCGCCAGCTTTGGAATCCGCACAATGAAAGGCTTGAAGAAATGAGCGTTGCATTAAAGCTGCTGCAGGAAAAGGTTGGCGTTGAGCCAGATGGCGCATACGGGCCGAATACGGCGCGTGCAATCACAAAGCACTACGGGCTTGACCGCGTGAAGGCTGCGCATCTTCTTGGGCAGGCGGGCCACGAAAGCGGCGGGTTCAAGCTGACACGCGAAAACCTAAACTATTCAGTGGAGGCCATGATGCGCGTCTGGCCGTCACGCTTCCCCGACGAGGATAGCGCCAAGCCATATGCCCGCAACGGCGCTAAGCTTGCTGGCAAGGTGTATGTCGGGCGCATGGGCAATGACACGCCAGAAGACGCCGCCAACTTTATTGGACGCGGGTTCCTGCAGCTTACCGGCAAGGACAACTATAAATCGTTTGCGCATGACATGCGTTTGCCGGAAGTGCTGACAGATCCGTCGCTGGTCGAGGAAGACTACGCCTTTGAAACGGCCATGTGGTTCTTCGACAAGAACGGCCTGTTTAATATCGCTGCTGGCGGCGTAAATGACGAAACGATCAAGCTTATCACCAAGCGCGTCAACGGCGGCTATCATGGTCTGGATGATCGTGCCGAGCGAACACGCCAAGCATTTAACTGGCTAACCTAGCGTCGTCTCAATGCTGTCATCCATAGCCTGCCGCGTAAAATCGGCGGGCTTTATGCGTACCGTTTTGCCGCTTGGCGCGGTGCGCAGTATAAACAATCGTATATCCAGCGCCACATACGCAAATATGTGCGCATCGCCATTTGCGCGTGTGAACACGTAGCGCGCCGCGCGGTAACGCTCGGCGCGCGGCTCAAGGGTCGCCTTCACCTGCATCGTCAACAGCTCACCGCTGGCCGACTTAACCCAGAGGTCATCGTCCTGCATGTCGACTCGATGGCAGCGTATCCCGCGCTGCTCAAGCTCGGCGGCGACGAGAAACTCGCCTGCACGTCCGACGTTGATGCTGTTGGCCACAGCCGGAATATACTATAAATATCATAATGTTACTACGGGCAAAGCTGCTCGCACTTATATGACCGCCAAAGCTCCTCAACGCCCCATAGCTGATCTTGCGGCATAACAAAGCATTTCCCCTTACCTAAATCAGTTTGCATTGCTTTTTCGACAAATGCCTTGCGCGATATGCAGCCAGCAACATCCATCACATTTTCGTCATCTGTCTTTGTCACAAGCACAGCAGCGCGTGACTTAAACGCTTCAAGCGATTTAAACAAAAGCTGTCCTGTCGGGTAGAACGTAGACTTAACGTCTATGCTTATTTCGCCAAGCCATAAATCAACGCCGTCATCCACACCGAGCGTGTTGGGATTATATGAAACGTCATAAAGCTTGGCGACGGCAACCTCTGAGCGTATGCCAAGGAAATCCAGATCAACGCCGCTGCGCGTATCGCGCTGCTGATTTACTATGCCACCAGCACGCGCAAGTGTTGAGCGCAAATTAGCGCTTTGGCGGCAATCAGCCATATCCTTATCTGTGAGCTTGATTAACATTAAAACGCAAACTCTTCCTGCGTGCGCAGCCGGTACAGCTGCTGGCCCTCGATAAACGACGTTTTGATGATCGTGCGCCGCTCCCGCATGGTCTTCAGCCCGATGTCGATATGCACGGCGTCCTGCTCGATCATGCTGCACAAGTCGCCCACCGACAGCTCGTCATGCCTGCTCAGGCAGCGCTTGATCTCCTTGCGCAGCTTTTCAAGCGGCCACGGCTTATGGGCATACGCGTGCATGTCATCGCGGCCAATCAGCCTGCGCTTCATGCGCGCATTCTCGATGATCGCCAATTCTTTCCAGCGCTCCAGCGGTGTTAAGCTTTCCGTCATAGCTTTTCCTCCATTTCATCGAATCGGTGTGCCAGCTTACGAAGCTGTGTGGCCATGCCCTTCTTGACGTAGCCGGTGAACAGCGGGCGCCGGTCTTTCACCTCCAACGCCTGACCGGCGATCAGCGCAAACGTCCTGCCGTCTTCTGGGTGGTCGCAGATTTCAAACGTTATGTGGCCCACCTCAAAGCGCTCACGAATCGCGTCTGGATGCCTACGCTTGGATTTCAGAGAATGCTTGCTCACAGCCGCTTCTCCAACATCTCACAGAGCGCCATGATCTCTTCGGCGCGCTGCTTGATCGTCAGGCGCTCGGGGCCACGCCCCGCGTCCATCCGCATGATGTCTGCCTTGCGCCGGATCGACATGACCAGCATCTGCGGCGTTGGCTGCGTCGGCGTGCTGCTGTCCTCGTCGATATGCGCGCCCACGCTGGCGCTGTTTTCCAGTTTTGATAGATCCCATTTAGCCATTTTCGTTCTCCTGTGTTGGCTTGCGCTTAGGGCGAACAGTGTTTGATTTTTCTCGCTGGATAACGCATTGCACCGGCCCGTATAAATTTGCCTCGTATTTTTCAATAAAGTCTGCGCATTCATATGGCGATGAAAATACCATCAGGGCAACCCATGTTGTTTTAATCATGCTGCTTTCCATTCTACAAATAAATCACGCACCAGCTTCTTTGTCATGTATCTCAATGCACGATTATGCGCGTGGCCATCGCTATCTACACGCTCGCGCTCAAGCGTTTTGCGCGTGTCATATATCCTGCGATACGGGCCAGCGTTTTCTTCTTTTCCTTGGCTCTTGAGTAGGCTGTCGCCAATCGTCCAGAATACCGAATGACGTGACGGGCTATATCCATGCGCCAATGCCATCTCCGCATTGCTGCACTTGCGCTGCCTCTGGCCATCTATCACGGCAAGCCCAGCGCGCTTGTATATACCGTCAAGCTCCTTTTCGTATTCCATAAAATCGCCCACCTCGCCAACAATTCCAGCCAAGCCAAGATGGCCAAAGCCTTTTACCTTATCGACAAACGTTGATACTGGTAGCTCCTTTGCCAGCCCGACAAGCCACTTCTCAAACTCGGCGCGGCTTTCTAAGAGCGGCTGCCTTGCTTCAAATAGTGGCTTTGTGGCGGCGTATTCATCCATTGTGCCTTCGCCCTTCTTTAGTTGAGCGAATAGCTTATTGGCTTCCTTGATGTCGCCGTCACGAAAGCTGCGGCAGATTGCTTTAATCTGCAAAACGAGCTTTGCTTCAGCGCGAACCATGTTCTGCCTGTTGCGCCAAGTCAGATATATCTTGGCAATGGTTGGGTCTTCGTAACGTTTATCCATAATGGATCTCCTTGTTTTATGCGAGGCGGAGGCAAAATGACTTTTCTG